AAAACTTATAGGCAAAGGTGGGCTGGCAGTCGAGGAGAATGTTAAGAAGTTACCAAAAAGTCTAAAGGCAGCGTTACACGATAATACACAAATCCTATTCAATCCGAACACTGGTCCACAGACTGACTTTTTAGCAGCCCCAGAGAAAGAAGTCCTATACGGAGGTGCAGCAGGTGGAGGTAAATCCTTTGCCATGTTAATGGACCTACTAAGATACGCACACAACGGTAATCATCGTGCGCTATTGCTACGTCGAACTCTATCAGAACTCACAGAGCTTATAGATCAGTCAAGAAAAATCTATCCACAAGCTTTTCCCGGTGCAATATTTAGAGAGTCTAAGAGTACGTGGTCTTTTCCGAGTGGCGCTACAGCCCTATTTAGTTACGTAGATAAAGACTCAGACGTAGCACGTTATCAAGGACAAGCTTTTACTTGGATTGGTATAGACGAGTTAGGACACTATCCTACTCCTTACGTTTGGAACTACCTACGAAGTCGTCTACGTAGTACAGACACTACAATAGAGACTTACATGAGAGCGTCTGCTAATCCCGGTGGTGGTGGCGGTTGGTGGATAAAGAAGATGTTCATAGATCCTTCTGTACCTAACTCACCTTTCTGGGCTACAGACTTTGACACAGGAAAGACTCTAAAGTACGCACCTAGTCATCCTAAGAGAGCAAATGAACCTTTATTTCAACGTAGATTTATACCTGCTAGACTAACAGACAATCCTCATCTAGCAGAGTCAGGCGAATACGAAGCAATGCTTCTCTCTCTACCAGAAGTAGAACGTAGAAGACTATTAGAAGGAGATTGGGATGTCGCAGATGGTGCAGCTTTTTACGAATTTGATAGATCGGTTCACGTTGTTGATCCATTTGAAATACCATATAATTGGCCCAGAGTACGAGCTGCCGACTATGGGTATAGTAGCCCTAGTTGTGTCCTCTGGGGTGCAGTAGACTGGGACAATAACTTCTGGATATACCGTGAGCTATACAGCAAAGGTTACACAGGTGAGACATTAGCTGAGATAATCTTAGCTCTAGAACAAGATGATCCACCCATGAGTATATCAGTACTAGACGGAGCATGTTGGTCTAATCATGGTACTGGTCCTAGCATAGCAGAAACACTAACACGTAACGGTGTACGTTTCATACCAGCAGATAAAAATCGTATGTCAGGAAAGATAGAGTTGCATAGAAGATTAGGTTTCAATGATCGTACAGGAGAGGCTCGTTTACGTATAGTAAGTACGTGTACGAATCTCATACGCACGTTACCCACACTACCTTTATCTAAGACTAACTCTGAGGACGTAGATACTAGAGCCGAGGATCACGCCTACGATGCTCTAAGGTATATGTGTATGACGAGACAGACGGGTCTACCACACGCAGGAATGCTCAATAGAGTCAAAGAACAGACCTATGCACCTGTTAACAACGTATTTGGATACTGAGCATGGCTGAAAAAACATCAAGTGAAGCTCTTCTAGGAGGTATGCAAGAAGGATTAAAACCTTTTGAAATAGATCCTGATACAAATAGAAAGACTATATTTCCTGATAGATTTACTTTGTTAGATGCTCAACGACATTACAACGAAACTCACGAAGGAAATATAACAGCATTTAATCCTAAAGGTGGTTTAAAAAAATTTAAAGACATCACAATAGAAAATATAGCTACAAACTCTAAAGATTTTATAAAGTCTATAATGATGCAGGTTAGGCTTGCAGGAGGAAGCGCAGAGGCTATTGAAAGAAAACAAAGATCTGCGTTTGCAAATCTACGCCTTGTAATAGGTAATAGTACACCACTTCTTCCTGATTCTTTTGATAATTTAGCTACTAGTCTTCCTAGTTCTAATCCAGACCATCCAAAGACTATAGATTTCTTTGAAGGAAATGAGTCTAGATACACTAAATCATCAGCAACGTATGCTATTAGAGATCAAGATGAAATTATACGTAGTTGGTTTGAAGGATTAGAAAATCACGCTACTGACAACGCTGTTGACATACCTGTAGTAGAGGCTATTAAATTAGGAGTTAATACAGGTTTTAGACCTAGCTTAATCACAAACTTATCAAGAGAAAAAGTAAGTGTACTAGAAGATGGTACAACAATGCTTATGTTTAGATCAACAGATGAAGGTGTTAAAGAATCTAAATCAAAAGGAGGTGGATTAAAATTTGGTAAATTCTGGAGAATACCTCTTAACAAAGAAGCAGGTGATATAGTACGTGAAAGATTACAAGTTTTAAAGTCTTTAGGTTTAGAAGGTAAGACAGATAAACTTTTCTTTTTAAATGACCCTTCTAAAAATAGTACAACTCCTCTAACAACTACTCATATGAACAGAGTACTAGGAGAAGTAAAACTGTTCAACGCTGAAGGCGAACCTGAAGGAATCATAGAAGATTTAGACAGTCTTGATCCAGATAAAAATAGAGGTATACGATACAACTCACTTCATATAGCTAAAGACGATAGAGCTAAGTCTGGATCACAACTGCTACGTAACATGCACACTCACTTAGCACATAAAGCAGGAATAGATCCTAGTATAACAGATTATCTTCAAGGGCGTGTATCAGAACAATCTATTGGTGTAAAGTTAAACTATCTTCAACATGCTAGTGATGCTGTTCCTGCTAATAACATATTAGAAGGGTTGTCTAAGTGGGGAACATACTTTAATAGAATAGGTGTGGCACAAAAAGACTATCAGCCGGGAGCTATTGGTACAAATCAAATTGGTGATAATATATCAGAGAATGCTCAGAAGGTTTCTTTACAAGTTTCAGCACAAGCTGATAATAGATCAATTGATAATCAAAAAGCAGTAATAGCTAAAAAACAAGAAGTACAAAAATACGTTCAAGACACATATGGTATAGAAGATAGAAAGTACTTAGAAGCAATATCAAATGTTTATTCTTCTATGCCTCTCTTTGAAAATATTGAAAATTTCAATAATAATCTTGAAAAACCTTTTAATTTTACTTCTCCAAGTGAACTTAAGGAGTTATATAGCGAGTATACGAAACGAACTAAACCTACATCCCGTCTATCTGAACTAACAGACTTAGCTGCTCAAGAGCAAGAAGCAATAAAACAAAGTACTGCTTTACCTGATTGGATGAATACAGGTTTAAAATATGATGCAGATGGATTACCTATTTTATCAGATGAAGAACTGACCTCAATAGGAGAGAAAATGGCAAAAAGAGGTGAAGAGAGTTATAGTAAAAATCTTATTCTTAGACCAAGAGGAGCAGCTTTTAGTACAGAGACAGATAAGAACATTGAAGCAGAGATAGCTCCTTCTGACGTAGCGGCTAAACCAAATTTCTTTTCAGATGAAGAAGTATCAAAACGCCAAGATGAGTTATTTGATCAGGTAACAGATTTATTTAACCCTAATCCATTTAGTAAATTAAAGTTGGGAGTTAAAATAGCTAAAACAGTTGGTAAAGCTTTTAAAGCTACACCTCCTAAAGCTACACCTCCTAAAGCTAAACCACCTAAAATTGAACCACCTAAAGATATAAAAAAGAAGAAGCCATAAAACGTGGCTTTAAGTTAAATTATCAACAACAACAAAGGAGAGAGTAACATGCCAACAGGTAACAAGCAAATGTACGGAAAAGGCTACATCATGGGTCAAATGGGTAAACAAGGTGATTTTTCAGACGTTAATGAATCAGCACTACACCGTGAAAGTCTAGAGTTTGGCGTAGGTGTTAAAGAAAGTGTTCTAACGGAAGATTTTCCTTCAACGTCAGGTAACAATCATATGGGTCAAGCTAGTATGATCATGGCTTCATCTAAACAGAGTATCTAAGTACAGAAAAAGAAACATACATATGGCAGATAATACAAACGACTACGAAGGCGATGAAATGCTTGACGTTCCTGAAGCTAAAGGAGCTACAGGTATTATTGGCACTATCATGGAACGCTTTCGTAATGCTGAGACAGGTAGACAACTAGAAGAAGAACGTTGGCTAAAAGCCTACAAGAACTATCGTGGTGTCTACGACTCTAGCACACAATACCGTAGCAACGAGCGCAGTCAAGTCTTCATTAAAATAACAAAGACTAAAGTGTTAGCAGCTTACGGACAAATCGTAGACGTATTATTTGCTAATAGTAAGTTTCCTATTTCTGTTGAATCTACACCTATGCCTACAGGTGCAGATGAGTTTGCACATCTCAGTAAGATACCCGTAGAGGAGAAAGAACCTGATCTCTACGGCTTTGAAGGAGATGGTAATGAGTTACTTCCCGGTGCAATGGAAGCTACACCTAAAGAAGAAGAAGGGCTACAAGCAGCCAACTTAGGTGGACTAAGCAACAGATACAAAGGTGCTAATTTAGCTTCTGGTCCTGCACGTATGGCTGAACCTCAGATTGAACCTGCAGCAGAAGCTGCTCGTATAATGGAGAAGTGCATACAAGATCAGCTACTAGACACTAGTGCTGTAACTGTACTACGTCACTCTATCTTTGAGTGTGCGTTACTAGGTACAGGTGTAATTAAGGGACCATTTAATTATACTAAAACAATACATAATTGGATTAAAGATGAGAATGGTGCAAAAACTTACAAACCTATAGAGAGAACTGTACCTAAGATAGAGTCCGTGAGTTGTTGGGATTTCTATCCTGATCCTAGCGCAACAAGCGTAACTGATGCAGAGTACGTCATACAACGTCATAGAATGAACAGGGAGCAAATACGTGATCTTATTAATCGTCCACACTTTGATGAAGAAGCTATCGGAAACGTACTTGCTGGTGGACCTAACTATCAAGAACGTTACTTTGAATCTTCACTACACTCTAACGAAGATGATCCTACTTACTCGACTAGTCGTTACGAGGTTTATGAGTATTGGGGAAGTCTTGATAGCAATCTTGCAGAAGACTTTGGAATTGATCTTGACAGCATTGAGGGCGATCTTGACTCTGTTCAAGTAAACGTCTGGATATGTGGACAAGAACTACTACGTTTCGTTATTAATCCTTTCATTCCTGCACGTATACCTTATCACTCTTTTCCGTATGAGCTTAATCCGTATCAATTGTTTGGTGTAGGTGTAGCTGAGAACATGGAAGATAGTCAACTTCTCATGAATGGTCATATGCGTATGGCTATCGACAATCTAGCACTAGCAGGACATCTAGTATTTGACATAGATGAAACACAACTAGTTCCCGGTCAATCCTACGACATCTTTCCCGGCAAAGTCTTTCGTAGACAGTCAGGAGTCACTGGTACTGCAGTAAACGCCATTAAGTTTCCGAGTACTGCTGGTGAAAACATACAGATGTACGACAAAGCTAGACAGTTAGCTGACGAGCAAACAGGTATACAGAGTATATCGCATGGGCAGACGGGTGTAACTGGTACAGGACGTACTGCTGCAGGACTCAGTATGTTAATGTCTAGTGCAGGACTAAGTGTCAAGACAGTTATTAAGAACGTAGATGATTTTCTACTTAAACCTTTAGGTGAAGCTTTCTTTCAGTGGAACATGCAATTTAACGATGATACACCAGAGAAGATAGGTGATCTAGAGATTAAACCTAAAGGTACTAGCGCAGTTGTACAGAAAGAAGTACGCACACAGCGTCTAACTGCGCTACTACAAACTATAGCTAATCCTATGTTAGCACCATTTATTAAGATACCTAACTTAGTGCGAGAGCTTGCTATTAGTCAAGACATTGATCCTGACTCACTAGTCAATAATGTCAGTGAAGCAGCAATCTTTGCAGAAATATTGAGAGGCATGAATGAACAACAAACAGGCAACGCTCCTGCTGCCGCTGGTCAACAATCACCTAGTATGGGAGGGGCTGGAGGAGTACCTCAAGGAGCTAGTGGCGCTCCACAGGACACGGCTGGTGGTGGAGGAATCGGAGTCGGAAATGCGCCGACTACAGGGGAAGCTGGCTTTACTGGAAACCTTGGTGGTTCTCAAGAAGTCGGTTAATGATACAGCACAGGTAAGTAAAGAGAAATAATGGCTACACAACGACTAACTGCTTCAGACATAACCTCTAAGATAGCTACAGGTACGCCTATGGGACGTAACGAGCTACTACCTAGTGTTCCAGAGGGTATGTCTGCTAGAGGTTTCTATGGGCAGTTTCCCGGTGGAGCTTCAGTGTATAGTCAAGCTCCTTTTAAACGTTCTAGAGCTTCTGCTGCTACTGATGTTTTTGATCCTACTGAAGAAGATACCTCAACAGCAGACACAACTTCTACTGAAACTCAAATGGAAGAAGTACTTTCTTCTTCACTGAATACCTCTGTACGTGATGAAAGTAATACTTCAGAGGGAACAAGTATCTCTACACCTTTAGATAATATATCTTTAGAGATACCAAAAGAACTTTTTGATTTAGAAGCAATTAAAGAAGATTTTAATAATTTTAATACAATAGAAGAAATTAATACAGTTTTAAAGAACGGCAGTAAAAACATTATTGCTGCTGCTGAAAAAGGAACAAATGCATTACTAGGTGAGCTAAATGCTCTTGGTGAAGAAATAAACACTATTACTGAAGAGGGACCACTAAACTATATAGGAAGACACGTAACTGATTCAATAGATAGTGTTGTAGCTATTATTTCTGATCCTTTCTCTAAGTTTAGTATAAATACATCTCTTACATATGTGGGTAAGTCTGTAGGTTCTAATCTATTAAGTGGATTGTTTACTTCTTTAGGTTTTGGAATGGCAGCTACTCCTTTAGGAATGATTACTGTAGCTGCTCTATCAGGCGTAGATTTAGAAGAAGGTCAAAAAGGAAGACACTTTGATAATAGTACACAAGCAAATCCTAATACCATAGCAGGGTATAATGCTCAAGGTGTTGCTGTTAACTCTGAAGGAAAAGCCGGAATGATGGACGGTATGTATGCTTTCAAGTCTATAGGAGATTGGCTAAATAACTTTGGTAAGAGTGTCTCAGAAATAAAAGAAGATGCTAGAGCTAGTAAGATGTCTGCTGACTATGATTTTGTAAGTGGTCAGGAAGATGGCTATACTGATGTACTTAATGATCCTTTTGCTGAACAATACCAAAGTGCGTTAGATAAAGAACTAGGTTTAACTGCTCCATTAGGACCAGTAGGATTTATTACTCCTAAACAGAATTATATTGTTAAAGAATTATCAAAAGTAGACACTTTTGGGTTACCGGGATGGCAAACAGATGAACTTACTGAAGGTCTTGGAAGAGATTGGGACGCTCAAAATCCAATAGCTAATAAAGCTGCTGCTGATAAAGAAGCTGCTGAATTAGACCTACCTACATCTACTCCTATTGGTCAAGCAATTGGAAGTATAGATTTTGATATGGGGTCAAAAGTAAATAAAGATGGAAGTATAGAATATAACGATGAGGGTCAAGATCAGCTTGGTGGATGGGATGGAGGCTCTGGTGCTGGTGCATCTGGTGTTCAAGGTGCTGGTAGTTATGATTATGGTGGACAAGATGATCAAGGCTACGGAGATGGCGATGGTGGATACGATGGTGCAAGTGATGATGCAGGAGCAGGAGATAGTTATGGTGATGATTGGTAATAATACTAAGTTTATTAAACAAATAGAAAGTAGAATACAATGGCAATAGAACCACAACAAATGCAAGAGGGTTTCGCAGCACCTGCACCAATGGAGAGTGCAGACGCAGACGTAGGTATGATAAATCAAGAAGAAGCTATGCCGCCACAAGAGGGTGGAGAGATGTCTGTAGCAGATGATATACCACAGACTGCAGACGAGGGTGATTACATTCTACCCTACGAGACTGTTCTATTACATGGCCTCAATCAACTAAACCGCTACGCTAAAGAAGCCATTGATCTAGCTATGGAGAATAAGGTTGATCTTTCAGGAACACAAATAGATCCTACAGATGATGTGCCTATTAGAATCAGCAACTATGAGTATCGTATACCTAAAGGACTAGTGCCTTTCTTTGGTGGTGGTAAGAAATATCTAGATAAACTACAAAAAGAAGGTCTAGAGTTACGTAAGCAATTAGAGAAAGAAGGTCAAGAACCTGCAGCTTCTCAACAAGAAACAGAAGCACCTATTACTGATGCAATGCAAGAAGGTTTTGCACAGGAAGCACCAGCTATGCCGCCAGAGCCTATGCCACAAGAGGCTATGCCGCCTGAAGCTATGCCACAAGAGGCTATGCCGCCACAGAGTATGCCACAAGCAGCTATGCCGCCACAAGGCGCTCCTGCAATGCCTATGATGGAAAAAGGTGGTTTTGTAATCTCTAAGGACAAAGACGCAGAAATACTAGAACAAGATACCTCTGATGCTACAAACGAACAGAGGCGTACTATGGCACAACAACCTGCTATGGTAACACCTAACGGTCAAACAGTTAAGCAGGGCTTCTCTGCACCTTCAGGATACGCACACGGTGGAGAAATACATGAAGGATTAGGCTTTGATGCAAAGGACATAACTCCAAAGAACGTATCTCAGATGAGACAAAATGCTCAAGACGCTCTTAACGTGTTATCGGGTTACGAAAAGTCCTTTCTGACCAAACAACGT